GTTGCTGTTAAAGGCAAGACCAAAGGTACGCAGATCAAGATGGCTGGTTCTGGTGTCCCCGGTGGCATCGGTTCCCGTGTAATGAAAAAGGGCGGCAAAACTTGCTGATCTAAGGAGCTATTATGGCTAAATACATGTATACCACTTCTGGTGGCAAACCGGATGATAAATTTGATATTGAAGGTGTGCAAAAAGGCAGTGCGGAATTGCGTGAAAGTAATATGCCTGACCAAAAAGCTATGCGTTACGCTGACCCAAAACAATACGGTCAATACCCTAAACCCGGTGCGGGTCGTGGCGGTCAAGGTGGCCCTACAGCCAAAGAACTTGCTGATTACGAGCGTAAGCAAAATGCTGGTATTTTTACTGAGGGTAAGAAGATGCCCCCATCTCCCCGTGAGATGAAAAAAGGCGGTATGACGGCTTCTAAGCGGGCTGACGGTATTGCTACCAAGGGTAAAACTCGCGGTACTATGATCACCATGAAAGGCGGCGGTTACGCCTGTTAAATTATGATGGCATCCCGTGGTATGGGCGATATCCGCCCCTCAAAAATGCCCGGCGCTAAGACAAAAGCGCGGCGGGATGACACTGATTTCACCCAGTTCAAAGAGGGTGGTAAGGTAAACGCCGCTGGTAATTACACGAAGCCTAGTCTGCGAAAGCGGATTGTGTCGCAGGTAAAAGCCGCAGCAACGCAAGGCACTGGCGCAGGTCAGTGGTCAGCGCGTAAAGCACAGCTTGTTGCCAAGAAGTACAAGGCGGCTGGCGGGGGTTATCGAGATTGAAAGCTCCTCAAAAATCATTGAAGGATTGGGGCGACCAAAAATGGAGAACCAAAAGTGGTAAAAAATCTTCTGACACTGGTGAAAGATACCTTCCAAGTGCTGCGATCAAAAGTCTCAGCCCTGCTGAGTACGCTGCGACGACCAAAGCCAAGCGGGCAGGAAAAGCCGCCGGAAAACAATTCGTAGCCCAACCCAAAACAATCGCAAAGAAAACCGCAGGGTATAGATAATGGCTAAGACCACCGGAACCACAGCTTTTGATCTCGACATGAACGACCTCATTGAAGAGGCGTTTGAGCGTTGCGGTCAAGAACTTCGCACGGGTTACAACTTCCGCACAGCGCGGCGGTCGTTGAACCTGCTGACGATTGAGTGGGCAAACCGGGGTCTGAACTTCTGGACTGTAGAGCAGGGCCAGATCCCAATGGTGACGGGTCAGGCTATCTACCCCATGCCTACGGACACAATCAATCTTCTAGACATGGTTATACGCCAGAGTAATGCCACATCTAACCAGATCGACATCAACATCAGCGGTATTTCAGAATCGACCTACATGAGTCTGCCAAACAAGTTGGCACAAGGTCGACCAATTCAGGTCTGGTACAACCGTCAGTCTGGTCAAGAGAACAGCACTACGGTTACCCTTAACGGAACCATTTCATCTACAGCCACCACAATCACGTTGTCTAATGTGGACGGTTTGACCACTGCGGGGTTTATCAAGATTGATAATGAGACCATCAGTTACCCCAACATAGACCCTGTAAACAACCAGTTGTTAAACTGCGCTCGTGGACAGAATGGCACAACCGCTGCGGCGCATACTACTGGTGCAGCTATAACCGTGCAGAACCTACCTGCTATCAATGTGTGGCCTACACCTAACGCCCCCGGAGATCAGTACATGTTTGTGTACTACCGCATGCGCCGTATTCAGGACGCTGGCACAGGTGTAAACGTGCAGGATATTCCGTTCCGTTTTATCCCCTGCATGGTGGCAGGATTGGCTTATCTGTTGAGTATGAAGTTGCCAGATATGGATCCCAATCGTGTGATGGCGCTAAAGGCTGAGTATGAACAGCAATGGCTTTTGGCTGAAGCAGAAGACCGCGATACCTCTCCGTTGAGGTTTGTGCCAAGGAATACGTTCTATGCCTAGTAAATTTGCATCAGGCAAACATGCAATTGCTGAATGCGACAGATGTTCGCAGAGGTATAAGCTCAAGGAATTAAAGACACAGATTGTCAAGACCAAGCCATTTAATATCAAGGTGTGCCCCGCATGCTGGGATCCCGATCAGCCGCAGTTGCAACTGGGTATGTATCCAGTCAATGATCCGCAAGCTGTGCGTGAGCCGCGTCCTGATGTGAGCTATCAAGTCTCTGGTCAAAGTGGCTTACAGATTCTGTTAACGGATAGCACCACTCAAGATGGGTTTGGCTATCCAGAGCAAGGCAGTCGGGTGTTTCAGTGGGGGTACAACCCTGTTGGTGGTGCAAGTGGGTTTGATACACTTTTAACGCCAAATAACTTGGTGTTAGCGATAGAACTTGGTACAGTTACGGTTACAGTTACATAAGGAGCCTGAAATGGACAAAGCAGATTTGAAACAAGACAAGAAGATGGTGGCTGGAGCCGTGCACAAGCACGAGAAAAAGCTACATCCCGGTCAGCCTATGACAAAACTTGCCAAAGGTGGCAAGACAAATGCTCAGATGAAAGCTCTGGGTCGTGGTTTGGCCAAAGTGGCTAATCAAAAGAAGTCTTCATTCACTTATAAAAAGGGAGCTTGATATGGCCACGTTTAGCAAAAAGATGATGGGTAAAGAAGTTGGCGATGCCAGCGTCTATGCTCCGCCCCACAATATGAATGGTGAAGCTGGTGTGGACATCAAGAACAGTGGCTATAACGGTGGTAACCGTTTGACCGCTAATGATGTAAACATGTCTGTTGGTAACATCAGTCGTGACCCATACAAAGAGCCAAAGACTTCTGGTATAAAAATCCGTGGTACTGGCGCAGCTACCAAAGGCGTAATGGCGCGAGGCCCAATGGCTTGATATGAATTACACCCAACTGTTTGATACTATTCAGTCGTATACGGAAAATAATTTTCCGGACTTTACTCTTGCCAGTGGCGGGATAGAGACAACTACCGAACAGATTAACAGGTTTATTGAGCAAGCTGAATTACGCATCTATAACACGGTGCAGTTTCCGTTTTTGCGCAAAAACATGACGGGTAATATCCAGTCAGGCAACAAATATCTTCAAGCTCCAAACGATTATCTTGCTACATACTCTTTGGCAGTGATAGATGCGTCTGGTAACTACGAATACTTGTTAAACAAAGACGTAAACTTCATTCGCCAGTCGTACCCTAATCCTACGACAGATACTGGGATTCCAAAGTACTACGCATTGTTTGGCCCTGCAATTGTGGGTAGCGCAATTACAACTGAACTAACGTTTATTCTTGGCCCAACTCCTGATACTACTTATACGGCAGAGCTTCATTTCTATTACTACCCTGAGTCAATCACGACTGCGGGTACGTCATGGCTTGGTGATAACTTTGACACGGTGCTCTTGTATGGTTCACTGGTTGAGGCTTATACCTTTATGAAGGGCGAGACAGACATGCTTGCCTTGTACGACGGTAAATACAAAGAAGCCTTGGCTCAAGCCAAACGTTTGGGTGATGGTATGGAGCGTCAGGATGCTTATCGTTCTGGTCAATATAGACAGGCGGTGACCTGATGGCTTTCACAGGTAACTACTCCTGCAATACGTTGCGCACAGGCTTGATTAACGGTACGTTGAGATTTGCAACAGATACGTTTCGTTTGGCGTTGTATACCAACTCAGCTACATTGAATCAACTGACTGCGGCGTATACATCAGATGGCGAGACTTCTGGTGGTAACTACGTGGCTGGTGGTCAAGTAGTCACGGCAACGGTTAATACCGCGCTTGGTTCAAACAGTAGCACTATTTATGTTAATTTTTCCAGCCCAGCGTGGGCTGGTGCAATCACTGCTCGTGGGGCGTTAATTTATGACGTGACTACTGGCGCGGCTGTCTGTGTTCTGGACTTTGGAAATAACATAACATCGACACAAACTTTCACCGTAACGATGCCTGCTGACACCAGCACGGCTGCACTCATTAGACTTGTATAGGAGAAAATATGGCATTGGTCACAACCACCAAAGGCGAAATGGACGATTCTCTTCTTGAGAAAAAAGAAGGCTTCGTAGATAATGACAACGAGTACACCACTTGGGTGGAGTATTGGTTAGATGGAGAACTTGTGCATCGTTCTGCCCATGTTCAATTGAAAAAAGCTGTGACGTTTTCTGCGGAAGCAGCGTCTTTTACTTAAGGAGCCTAACATGGCAAATACACAATCAATGGTCACGGGATTCATGGGCAAGCTCATGACAGGTACACACAATTTTGGCGTAGGTGTTGTTCGCGCTGGTACTGGCGCAGACACGTATTACGGTGCTTTGTTGCTGGCAAGTGGCACATTCAACGCTTCGTCTTCTGACTACACCGGCACAATTGGTGCTACTGCTATGGCAGGCGAAGTTTCTGGTACGGGCTACACGCCGGGTGGCGTGGCTATTACCAATGCAAACCCTCCTACGGCTACCAATTCATCGGCTACTGCCGGTGTGGCTTTTTGGACTCCCTCTGCCAGCATCACCTACACAACCGTGACGCTTGCCACGGCGTTTGACGCTGTGATGATTTACAACTCTACGCAAGGCACTGGCGGCGCATATCCTGCTGTAAGTATCCATACGTTTGGTTCACAAACAATCACTGCTGGCACGTTTACTTTGACAATGCCATCGAACACGACTTCGACTGCTTTGATTCGTTTGGCTACAACCTAATAGGACTGGCGGGGTAACCCGCCGGAGTAGCCATGTTTGGAATCTCCGCCTTTGCTGAAGCGCCGTTCGCCTCGCTTGCGGGGCAGACGATTATTGTTGACCTTACCGGCGTTCAGGCATCTGGCGCGGTAGGGACAGTTGTTTATACACGTGAAGAAGCACTAACAGGGGTTGGCGCAGAAGGCGCGGTAGGTACAGTTACAGACTTAGTAACGTATGAGTTAACCGGCGTTGAAGCTATTGGAGTGGTTGGTACAGTTGCAGTCGCAGAACGAGTCATTGCGCTTACAGGAGTTAGTGCTTCTGGTGAAGTTGGATCAATTGGTGTTTTTGGTATTGATGCAGGGCTTCAGGGAACTGAAGCTACAGGGGCAGTTGGCACGGTAACAGTTGCGGAAAGAAGTATTGCGCTGACTGGTGTCGCGGCCTCTGGAGCGGCAGGGACTATTTCTTTTAGCCCGACACCTACTGGACTTGTAGCGATTGGTAGTGTTGGTACAGTAACTCTTGCAGATCGTGAAATTGCGCTGACTGGTGTCTTAGCTTCTGGTGCAGTTGGTGATGTTACTGAAACAAACAACCCAACCGAAGACGGTGTTGTAGCTACAGGTAGTGTAGGCTCAGTGGGGTCAAGTCGGACGGTTGCAATAACCGGAGTACAAGCTAGAGGTCAGGTTGGTACAATGAATTATTTTTATTGGACGACAATAGATGACAATCAAACTCCAAACTGGCAAAATGTTGAAATGACGGTGTAAGGAAATACTATGGCACTTGTATTAGCAGATCGCGTTAAAGAAACCACTACCACGGCTGGTACGGGAACGGTCACGCTTGCTGGCGCAGCTACAGGGTTTCAATCTTTTGCCGTTGTAGGTAATGGTAATACAACTTATTACACAATTGCTGCGCAAACCGGGAGCGAGTGGGAAGTTGGTATTGGCACGTATACATCCGCTGGAACCCTTCTTGCTCGTACTACAGTTTTAGCCAATAGCGCGGGAACACAACCCACTGCATTAACATTTTCTGCTGGAACAAAAGACGTATTTGTAACGTACCCAGCAGGATATGCTGTGGCTTCTACTAATGTGGGTACATCAGGGCAGTTGTTAACTTCTAATGGTACGGGTGTAGCTCCTACATTCCAGACAAGCACTGCGGCATCAAAATCGTATGTACAGGCAATAAGCATCCTAAATGGACTATAAGGATAAAAAATGGCAGTAACTAATTTCTCACCGCTCCTTGGTCTGGCGCTTCCCACAACAGGAGATTTGTCTGGTACATGGGGCACTGTAGTTAATACAGCGATTACTGATTTAATTGACTCTGCTATTGCCGGTACAACAACTCTCAGTACAGATGCTAACGTCACGTTGAGCACTACCAACGGCGCAGCAAATCAAGCGCGTGAAGCCATTCTCTTGTGCACTGGTGCACGTACCAGTATTAAAACCATTACAGCCCCAGCGCAATCTAAAACATACATTATTATCAATGCTACATCAGGTGGATACGCAGTCAAATTGGTAGGCTCCGGCCCCACTACTGGCGTAACTATTCCGAATGGTGAAAAAGCGTTAGTAGCTTGGAATGGGTCTGATTTTGTTCAGATTGCATCTAGCGTGATTGATTTAACTTCAGAAGTCACGGGTATATTGCCTGTTGCTAATGGTGGTACAGGGGTAACTACTTCAACGGGTAGCACTAATGTTGTGTTGTCTAATTCGCCAACACTTGTTACTCCTATTCTAGGTACGCCGCAATCTGCAACGCTTACAAACGCCACTGGCCTTCCCTTAACTACAGGGGTAACGGGTATTTTGCCTATTGCTAACGGTGGAACGGCCACTGCAACCCCTGCGTTAGTGGCGGGGTCTGGCGTATCTATTTCAGGTACTTGGCCAAATCAAACAATTGCCGCTACGGGTTCTGGTGGAACAATTACAGCGGTTACGGCGTCACTTCCTATATCGTCTACCGGTGGAACAACCCCCAACCTTAGCTTTATCGCCCCCGGAACTGCGGGTAATGTACTAACTTCAACCGGAACCTCGTGGGTTTCTTCTCCCTCGTCTGGCGGTGGTGGTATCACCGCTGGTCAATCTATCGCTTTTGATTTAGTATTCTCTATCTGAAGGAGTTCTCATGGCAAATCCCAACATAGTAAACGTAGCCGCCATTTACGGTAATACGTCTACAAATTTAATTTCATCTACAAACGACCCGTTTGCAACTGCACTGGTTAATAACGCAGCCTCTAGCGGCAAGGTCTATAAGATCAACTCGATTGTTGTAGCCAACGTAGATGGCTCTGTTGCGGCAGATATTACGATCAAAATCTTTTCTCAAGACGATCTTGGCGGCACAGGAACAGCGATTGTTTCTACCATTTCTGTGCCTGCTGACGCCACACTGATCGTGACCGACAAGACCACATCGTTCTACCTGCTGGAAGACAAGTCTATTGGTGCTACGGCAAGTGTAGCCAACGATCTGGTTGTTACTTGCTCGTGGGAAGAGATCAACGCATAAAGGGGGGCATCATGCCACTACGTCCTCCTGCTGGGTTTATCTCAGCCTTTTATGATCCGCTGAACAACCCTAATGCGCCGACCATCGGGACGGCTACGGGTGGTGATGCTTCTGCGTCTGTAACTTTTACTGCACCTGCCAATGTGGGTGGCTCGGCTATCACTGGGTACGGCGCTCGTTCAACCCCCGATAACATCACTGCAACGGCGGCTTCTTCGCCAATCAGCGTCACGGGGCTTACCAACGGCACGGCTTACACGTTTGCTGTATGGGCCATCAATTCTTATGGGCCTAGCGCATTCAGTGCGGCAAGTAATAGTGTGACACCTGCGGCTCCAAGGGGTATATTTTTTGGTGGTAGTGGCGCTAGTACATACAACACAATTCAATATATTACGATTTCAACTACCGGAAACGCTACGGATTTTGGTGATTTAGATCTTATTTGTTATGGAGCCGGTGCTTGCGCTGATGCTACAAGGGCAATTTGTTTTGCCAATGCCGTTTATGAAAACAACGTAATCCAATACGTTACCATTGCATCCGCAGGTAATGCAACTGACTTTGGCGATGCTTTATTTCCAACCGGGTATTTGGCAGGTTGCTCTAACAGCACTCGTGGAATAATGTTTGGCGGCACTAATGGAAACGCGGGTAGTGCTATTGTTAATGTAATCCAATACATCACGATTGCAAGCATTGGAAACTCAACTGACTTTGGTGATTTAAGTTTAATTAAATACCAATCGGCGGCTTGTGCTTCATCAACAAGAGCGGTTTCTGCTGGTGGAACTGATTATGGTGGTACTCGTCAAATTGGAATGCAGTACGTCACAATAGCATCTACTGGAAATTCTACAAGTTTTGGAAGTTTAGGTACTGGGACTTATAATTTTTCAGGCATATCTTCTGCAACTAGGGGTGTATTTGCCGGAGGAGATACTGCTGCCGCCACGTATAGCAACGTCATCGAGTACATAACCATCGCAAATACAGGCAATACGACAGACTTTGGGGATTTAACGCAGGGCAGTCAACAGGGGTGTGGTTGCAGTTCTTCTGTAAGAGGTGTTTTTGGAATAGGTTTAGATAGTGCAAATACAAATGTTTTAAATTACATAACAATTGCCTCAACAGGCAACGCCACAGATTTTGGTGATTTAATTTTTGCTGCGTCCTTGGTTTCTGCTACATCCAACGCCCACGGAGGTATATAAATGCCAAGTTATTCAGGTGTATGGACACTCACTGCGCAGTACCAAGCTAAAGGGGGTGGACTATGGAACCCGCCCGGCCCTCCAGCATACGGGGCGTTTGCTGGAGGTTATGACGATGCTGGCGGTACTTTTTACAACACGATTGATTATGTCAATATTGCCACAACAGGAAATGCCACCGATTTTGGCGACTTGACAGCTACCAGAGCAAAATTAGCCGGATGCGGATCAGCCAGCAGAGGGTTGTTTGGTGGCGGTATAAACAGTGGTAGTACAGCCATAAATATTATTGAGTACATTACGTTTGCTAGTGCAAGCAATTCCACAGATTTTGGAGATTTAACTCTAGCGCAAAGCCGTTTAGCGGCGTGTTCTTCTAGCACACGAGGTATTTTTGCGGGCAGTGAGGCCGGGCCTTCAAACGTTATTTCGTATGTAACCATTGCGTCGGTGGGAAACGCTACAGACTTTGGTGATCTAACAACTGGAATTTACGCGCTTGCTGGATGTTCGTCCCCAACAAGAGGTCTTTTTGGTGGTGGTAAAGATGTTTCAGACGTAACAACAAGTTCAATCACTTACATCACAATTGCGTCAACAGGAAACACAACCACGTTTGGTAATTTAACGACCGCACGAACGCGTTTATCAGCGTGTTCTTCTAGCACACGGGGTTTGTTTTTGGGCGGTGAAAGTAATGTAATTGATTACGTTACTATTGCGTCTACAGGCAACGCAACTGATTTTGGTGATTTAGTTTCGTCTACTTCGGATGCCGCTGGGTGTTCTTCCGATACTCGCGGATTAGTCGGTGGCGGTAGCGGCCCAACAAACGTAATTCAATACGTCACAATTGCAACCACTGGAAACGCTACAGACTTTGGCGACTTGACGGTGGCTAGAGGGCAACTCGGCGCTTGTTCTAACGCCCACGGAGGTCTATAAAAATGGCAATCTCTTCATGGAACGCAGGGATCATCAGACCCGTACCCGTTGCTCCTGCTGGCCCGTTTCAAGACGGCGCGGCTCCCGGTGTCTGGACATTGGATCAAGCAACATTTTGGATTCAGCAAGGGCTGTGGCCGATTGCTGGGAATACTTTTCAGCGAGGATTGTTTGGCAAGTCAGATGATATTACCTACATATCTATTCAATCTACAGGTAATTCAATAGATTTTGGAAATCTTCAGCCTAGCATGCCCCAGAATGCTGGATGCGCGTCTTCAACAAGAGGACTTTTTGGAACCGATTACGATACTCCAACTTCTATAGCTTATGTCACCATTGCAACATTAGGAAACTCTGTAGTTTTTGGAAATACATTAGCAAGGATAGAGCGATTAGCTGCTCTTTCAAATGAGACAAGAGGCATTTGGGCTGGGGGTAGTGAAAGTATTGGGCGCGTCAACGTCATTCAATATGTCACTATTGCATCAACAGGAAACACTACAGACTTTGGAGATTTAACTACTGTCTTAGACAATTCAACGGGCTGCGCTTCTACAACCCGAGGAATAATCGGCGGTGGAGAAAATGCCGCTGCCGCAACTAATGTAATTCAGTACGTTACTATTGCATCCACGGGCAACGCAACGGATTTTGGTGATTTAACCCTTGCAAGATATCAGCCTGCTTCTTGTTCATCAAATACAAGAGGTGTTTTTGCTGGAGGTTTTGGTGGTGGGTATTCAAACATTATTGATTACGTAACAATTGCGTCTGCTGGTAATGCCACAGATTTTGGTGATTTAACAGTTGCACGTTATGGACTTGCAGGCTGCTCGTCTCCAACTAGAGGAGTCTTTGGCGGAGGAACTACTGGTTCTAATTCTAATGTGATGGATTACATAACTATTGCCACTACAGGCAATGCTACAGATTTTGGTGACTTAACATTAACCGCAGTAGACGCAAACAATATAGTTGGAGCTTGTTCCAACTGCCACGGTGGTTTATGATGGAATCCCCCACAAACAGGAGAACCCTTTGAGCAATGAACTGATTCTTGGCAACATGAACACTGCGCTGGTCGTAACAAAACCAGAGTACAACTTGATGTTGAAAAACATCCAAGACCGGATGCCTGCTGTCACACGCGACACCAGCAACTTCCACAAGTCTCATAGCCAATTCATGTCGGTGACACTAGACGTAACGGCCATCACCCCGATCCGTTCTATTAAGCACACCCTTGCCGAGATTGACAGAACCAAGTCTGCCTTGCAAGAAGCCTACATCGGCCTGCGTAAAAAGCAAAACGAGTTAAAAAAGAAAGAGCGTGATCTGGAAGCCTCGACCGATCCGCTTGACCGTGAACTGCTTGAGATTGAGATTTTGGAACTCAACAGCCACCTCGAAGGAACGCAGAACCATGTCAATGGTGCATTGCGCAAAATGAACTTCATGGTGAATCAGCACAAGCAATTGCTAGAAGCTGTTGGCAAGAACGAGATCACCGAAGAAGACTACGAGCAGGAAGAGTCCAAGTACCACATCATGACCTGCATGAAGCAGGCCCTCAATGCGGCGCGTTCACGCAATGGCACGATTGATGAAGGCAACATGATCTACTTGTTTGACTTGGGCATTAACGCCGCTCAAGCGCAGGCTGAAGTGTTTGCATACTTGAACATGGAGAACCAACTGATCTCCAGCGGTACTGCTCCTACACACGAAATGACCGTGCGTTGGCTGGAAGCCTGCGCAGCAAAGTGGGCCAAAGACCCTGCTACCTTTGCTGCCCGCCGTGGCTTCTCCGTATTTGACCGTTCGTCTTTGACCAACTCTCCTGCGCTAGAGATGGCTCCTAACCCAGAGCAGAAGGCCGCGTAATGCACCTCGTTGTTGGAACTCCAATGTATGGTGGCCAGTGCTGCTCGGAATACGTGCAGTCCCTGCTGGCGCTCAAGGAAGCCTGCTTGATGAACAACATCAAACTGACCTGCGTATTCCTTGGCAATGAAAGTTTGGTGCAACGTGGCAGGAATACCATAGCGCACCACTTTATGCAGATGCAGGATGCAACCCACCTGATCTTTATTGACGCTGACCAGAAGTTTGTGGCAAACGACATTGCCCGAATGATTAAAGCTGACAAAGGTATTGTGGGTGGCCCAGTCCCCATGAAGGGGATCAACTGGGACAGAGTGCGTCAGGGCGCTGTTCTGAACCATCCTAACTTAGCTGCCCTCACGGGCATTTTTAATTTAAACAAGCTGGATGGTCACGAGATGATTAGCCCAGACTTGCCGTTTCAGGTCAAGCATATCGGCACAGGGTTTATGTTGATCCGCCGCGATGTTTTTGAGAAACTACAGCCTCATGTGGGCTGGTATGACAACGGGGGTGTAACTATCCCCAAAGGCGAGAAGGTGTACGACTACTTTAAGGTACAGAACTACGACCACGAACTTCTGTCTGAGGACTACAACTTCTGCCACTTGTACCGTGAGCATGGTGGAACTGTCTGGGCTGCACCTTGGTGCGAACTTGGACATTTTGGCGCATATCTTTTTAGCGGGCAGTACGCCCAAGGAGCATAAAAATGGCACATCGCATGATGAAGTATCGTTTAGCCGCTGACGGCACAGTCCCTACATTCCTCTGCCTACACGCTGAAGGCGTTGGCGGTGTGTACGTGGTTGCTGACCCTAGCACCCCTAGCCCCCGTGACATGGTTATGGTTGGCATCTCTGAAACCGATGACATTGGTGACGCTGAAGCTATCGCAACTAAAGCTGACCTGTTGGCGTATTTGACAACAGTGGGCGCAGGTTGGACATTACCTGACCCAGCAAACCCCGGCGATCCTACAGCCACTATTCCGTTTGATCCCTCTGCCGCTACCGATTGGGCATGGGGTCGTTTGGATGCACTGAACGCCTGATCATGTGGGACTGGGCTGAAGCATTCATTGCGGCGGCCCTTATTGTGGCCTTCGTGATCTTTGGCACGTACATGATTGCATGGAGTTGGAGTTTATATGGTTGACCTTACCAAAGCCATCGGAGCCGTTGCCGCTAGTGTTGCCGCACTAGGGGGTAGTTACACGCTTGCCGATAAGTTTGGCTTTTTTGACCGAGCCATCATTGAATGGACTCCAGAGCATTTTAAAATTGTGGCCGAGGCGGGTAAGCCCATTAATGTGACGGTTGCTCGGATCAAAAAGCGGGACGACTGTTCTGTTGAAAGTTTTACGCCAAGCATCCGTGATGCGGCAGGTATGGTGCATGAAGCAACCACTACTGCAAGCAAGTTCAGCGGCCCAGCGGGGCCAGAAATTGACACGTTCACATACCAACTCACGATGGTAAGAAAAGAAAAGATTGCCCCCGGCAAAGCCACCTTGCTTGCGACCATCAAATACAAATGCCCTGAAGGTGAGCGTGTTGTGCAGTATCCCCGCCATCCCAATCTTAGTTTTGACTTGAAGGGGTAAAGAAATGGCGCAGTTTGAACCAGCCTTTGAGTTAATGATGCAAGACGAGGGCGGCTACGTCCTCCACGAAGTACCCGGCGACACCGGGGGTATGACCTATGCTGGCATAGCACGTAATAAAAACCCTCAGTGGCCCGGCTGGGCGCTTGTGGATAAGAAGGAGTTTGGTGGCTCCCTGACTCCTATGGTGCGCGAGTTCTACCGGATTGAATTTTGGGACAAGATGCGCGGTAACGAGATTTCAAATCAAGACGTAGCCAACACCATCTTCAACTTTGGCGTCAATGCTGGTATGGGCATGGCTGTAAAGCTGGCGCAACTCGTGGTAGGTGCTACGCCAGATGGTGGTATTGGTGCTAAAACCATTGAGAAGCTCAACCAGATTTCAGACGGCCAGCGGTTTAAAGAGTCCTATGCCTTGGCAAAGATTGCCCGTTACGTTGAGATTTGCAACAAGAACCCCGTGCAAGTAAAGTTCCTCAAGGGCTGGCTAAACCGCACACTGAAAGGTTTGAAATGAGCCTGCTTGCTGTTGGATCAATTATTGAAGCTGTTGGCAAGGTTGCGGGCGATCTAATCACCACTGACAAAGAAAAGATGGAGATGGAGATTGAGCAACGTAAGCTCGATCTTGAAGAGAAGCGCATAGACCAAGCTACAGACCTAGCCCAGATCGAGGTCAACAAAATTGAAGCCGCTTCCAGTAGCGTGTTTGTCAGTGGCTGGCGTCCCGCCATCGGTTGGATCGGCGTAGCAGCTATGGGGTATCAGTTTCTACTCTACCCACTATTCCAGTGGTGCTGGAAATATTTGCAGGCTATGGGTTGGGTTCCAGTGGGTATGGATCCCCCTCCGGTACTAGACGCAGACCAGCTTTGGGTGATATTATCAGGCATCTTGGGCATTGCCGGTATGCGTTCTTTTGAGAAGACCAAAGGCGTTGCCAGTAAATAAAGGTAGCCCATGCCATTACAAAAAATCCTGTTTA